TTTGATACATCGCTAAAAGCTTTTCGGAACCACTAGCATAGCTAGTGGTTTTCGTAAAACAAAAAAAGAAGATCCTCATGGACCTTCTTTATATTTAAGTATAACTTAAATTATTTTACTGTGCGGGAAAGTTAATTGGTTTTTAAATGCGTATATAATAGGAAGAAAACCTATTAAATAAGGATATATGCGTGTAAAGTGTATTCGGTAAAATCTGCATAAAGTTACTAAAGTTTACACTTATTGCCCCTTATTTGCCCCTTTTTTAAAATATAAAAAAGAGCTATGAGATAACCTCGTAGCTCTTTGCCTATGATGGATAATCATATTATAACACAAAAAGGGCCATCTCTCAAAGAGCTCTTTTTGGTAAGCAGCTGCTGCAACCATTCCAGAGGTTCCATCGGGCTACGTACACATAGTCTACATGGCGCTGAACTCAATCAGTCTTTGGAACGGTCAAGGTTTACTTGCTGTAGGTATATTATAACACAGAGAATTAAAAAACACCTCCTAAAAAGAGATGTTTTCCGCAAATGGGTCCCGTAAGATTCTCCACAGCTATTCCTATTAATTATACCACAAAAAAACCCCGCGTCAGAGCGTATCTGTCCATAAAGGATGCGGAGGGGTTGTCATTGCGCACCTTCATTATAACAAAATCCGATATTTTAGCAAATAAAAAAACCACCATGAGCGCATGCATACACTCTACGTGGTGCCCGACTTGTGTCAGTTCTTTGTACAGTCGATAGAATGGATACTTTTCGAACCAGACCCCGTAGAGCAACTGACGCTTATCCTTCTTCAAATATCCATTTCGCTGTAATTTTATTATAACACAAAAAAAGCCCCAGCAAAAGCTGAGGCTTCGACCACTACCACCATGATGTCCCTACTGTGGTCTGAGGGGAGGTGATATACTCCTTTTATTTTATTGTTTTCGTGGTCTATTCGTAATAATTTACAAGGTCGTCCTTGTTCCAGCATGAGAGCCACACTGTACCAAATTGACCAAATTCAAAATGTCGGTAGTAATACCCACCATAATAGCCACCATCTCCTGTGTCTGTGATGTTTGTTTCATCACTAGCAAAACTGAAGAACATTCCGGCCTTGAAGTCTTGGTCAGCACCGTCTGGCAAGTCGTTGCCGTCAGCATCTACCCAGTTAACCATTGAAACGGGGATCCCGTTTTCTGTCCAGTCAAAACCAATTGGGACTAAATAATCACATTTAATCTGCCAAATGCCATTGACAAATTTGACTTCATTAGCTTCATAGTAGGCCTTCGATTGTGGCACAACTGCCGTGTTAGCTTGATTATTTGTTTGTGGTGCAGTGTCAGCATATCGCCAAACTTCGATATAAGCTGGTTGATTCCAGCCGTAGTAGTCATTCCAAGGATAAGTATTGATAGCTTGCCCTGGCGCTCCTTGTGTTGAGTAGTCGCAGCTGATGAAGTATGTATCATCAATCATCACACCAACATGCCCACCAGCTCCACCAGAGCTAGACATGTCAGCACCCCACGACATCAATACGATATCGCCCGTCAAGGCGTCCCACGACTCGTTTCGAGCAACACGATAGAAGCCGTTACTTGCAAGTTGTTGCCCTAGAGTTACCGTTGATGGTAGTCCTTGGATTGGAATGCCGGCCTCTTTCAAGGCTTGAGACATGATGCCAGAACAGTCTCCAGTACCGTCTGAACCGTTTCGAGAACCAAACATTGAGTACGTGATTAGCCCTCGTCGACTAGTTAAACCGTTAACAATAGATTGTTGAACACTCATATTAATATTCTCCCTTATCGTTTCGTGGTTGGTGGTAGTTCAATGCTTGCTCACTATCAGCTACGCCCTTAGTTGTCGGGTCTGTCACGATACCCAGAATTACCAAAATCACAACGAAGGTATTAACACCCTCTTGAATGTTAGTAGGAATATGAAGCCCAAATTGTTGCAACATAAGGAACACTGCTGAAATAAGAGCTACAAGAGTAGCTTTGTTTTGCAAACGTAGTTTAAAGTTAATCATTTTCTGTTTTCTCCTTTTCTTCTTTCAAGAAAAATTTCTCTTTATCAATATTTTTTTTAATGTATTTGTCGATATACGGGATTTCCACCCCTAGAGCCGATAGGCTGGCCAAAATACTAGAGCCATAAGCTGCAATCATGGAAAAAATGAATGTATCAACGATACTCGTCAAATTCATAAAATTAGCAAATGGGTAGAATATTGCCACGAACACGATCATTACTGTATGGCTGATTGCCCCTTTGCGAAATTTGGTGCTCGAAAGTTCGTGAGCAGCCCAAGCTCTCGACACACCCACAGCGATGTCTGAAAAAATAATTACCATTAGAATGGCCACCCAAGGGTGCTCATCGATACCGTGCTCGTAAAAGTCGCGAACAACATTGAAGAGCTCAAAAATGCCGTCTGGTTGTCTCATTTTTCACCTCCTCCTTAGAACAAAAAGTTCTTGATAATTTCATCAGCAATGGCCTTATGTCCTAAGTCTCCGGGGTGACTTGCCACACCAGCATTGGTGATGGTGTAGTCAGAGCCGTCTGGAAGTCTCAACACCTTGCCCATTTCGGACTTGTATTTAGCATCTTTAGAATACTGATAGATGTCAACGAATGTAACATCCAGTGGCTTACAGATACGCTTGATTCTATCAACGAAGTCTGGTGAAGCGTAGTAGATACCTACCCAATAGATTAGAGCCTTTGGAGAAGCTGTTCTAATCCAATTGATAAGGTTAGGGATATCCGTTTCAAGATTCTTCCGTTTCTCGTCGGTATTCAAGTTATCACCGAATTGCAAAATAACAATATCAGTATCAGGACCTAGTGATTGTTTCATTTTAGTGTCGAATGTCCCACGTCGATTGTTTGGGTCGGATTCCCAATCCGCACCGTTACCACGCTCAACCACTGCGCTAGGGTTCTTAGATAAGATGTAGTTCTTAACGAGTGTGAAGTAGTCTTTGTCTGGTGCACTAGCAGCCATACCCATGCCCTTAAGCCATGGATGGCTTAGGATTGAGTTACCAAACACAGCTACACGGCTAGGAATGTTTGAAACAGTCGATAGATTGCCGTTATTATCAACCAACAAGCGGAATTTAGTGCCGTTTGGGCTTGTTATCATCGGTGTTTTCTTGAACAACTCAAGTTCCGTAACAACAGGCTCGATTTTATCCGTTTTCTGCTTCAGCGTCTCAACCTTTTCAAGAGCGCTCTCGTTAGCTACACGATAGCTGAAAGGGATAGCTTGCCCTGTTTCGTACATGATTTTCCCGGAATACCCAGCGTTATTAGTAACGTGTTGAGCATCTTGAATTAAGTTGCGTTCACCTTTTGAAGCGTACACACGGTTATCATGAGATTCAAAGAATAGCTGTTCGCCAAAGAAGATTTCCTTATCTTCACCACGGACATTAAGCGTATTATACCCAGCTGCAAGCTGTTTCTGGAACACTCGAGGAGATACAATCAAATCATTCTGGTCGATGTTACCGATAGCAAAATTGTATGTCCCTGCATCCTTAACATAGACATCGATAGTGTCGATGAAACCACGGCTCTTCTCCCACTTCTTGATAGGACTCATGTAGCCGAGATTATTAATCGTCGTTGATTGCGTCGAATCAATACCAATGATATCCGCCCCGAACTGGATCCTAGAGGTGTCTGGCATGACGAATGGCACCTTGGAAGCGATGGCACTAGAGCCAAAATCAAGGTTCTCAAGATAATGGGCTTGAGCATTACCGCCCTGGATGACCTTCGTAGGATTGTCTGACGTCAAACGACTAATCAGAATATAGCCGTTTTCGGTTGGCGTGAAATCTTGGTTAACTAACACGTCTGTCGTTGAGAATGTTTTAAGCTTCTTCCCTGAAATATCGAAAAAGTGAGTAAATACCCCACGTACATTTCTTAATCCATAAGTCTGACCTGCTTGCATGTAAATCTTGGGATAAGTGCCCCAAGTAGATGCGTCGTAAGTCCCGTTCCCGTTTCCAGACCATGCCTTCCCGATTTTAAATGTTCGTTCGTCAACTAACTGTTTGACGATGTTGACGAAACTCAATTCCTCTGGTTTAACATTTAGCGTCAATTTAGGAATTTTAAGCGAGACATAGCCGTCAGGCAAGTTCGAGAAGTCAACGTTTGCTTTTTTCAACTCATCAAGCGAAGCATTAAACACCCTAGCCGTTTCGTCTGGCTTAGAAGATACATATAACATGCAATCTTCTGGCGGGATGTATTCTGTAGTTACCAAATCATCCGTTTCTGAGAATTTTTTAACCAGTCTGCTGCCATCGCTTGAAATGGCAAACGAAAATATCCCACGGATGTTTGATAAGTAATACTTATGTCCTTTTTTAATTGGCACTGGCATGAATCGAAGCCATCCAGTAGAAGACCACGTACCTATTGATGTGTTATTCCAAAGGTAGACAGAACCTTCAATCTTATCTCTCAATAGTTGCTCGATTGATTCCGTGAAGTCGATATTGTCAGCTGTCACTTCATCAACATTGAGACCTCTGGATTGATAGACTCCACCTTCAGTCCAGCGTCTACCACTCTCGTTGAAGTAGTACCATTTCCCTGTATTACTTGCTACAACGATACCGTTGGCGCCGTTGGGATAAGTACGCTGAATCTCTTCCAGCGAGCTTAGAACGGCCTTGGGTGCACTAGAGGAAATAGCATTAAGTTTTGATTCAATCCACTTCGTACTCGCTTTTCCATCGAGGTTTTGAGTCATGCTGTCGAGACGCTCTGAGAGTGTATTGAAGGTGTCTCTGGATTTAACTACTTCCATGTCAGTGTTCCCACTCTTCGTAGCGTCATCGTATGTAGTTTCTATCCCAAGGGCGATGGCCTCACGGACATCAGCCCCTTTTGTTTTTTTGCGAATAGCGTCAACGATGACGCTAATTTTATCGGTTTTTTCAAAGGGAGTCACATCGTCATATAGATTCAAGCGTCCCTCTGCTTCAGTTTGTGGCATTAAGCACCTCCTAGTTCATTTCGTAATCGTGCAATCTCAGATTCAAGCTCGCTGATACGCTGTGCGCGTTCTCTCTGACTTGTGTTAAATGCCGAAAGTTTAGCATCATAGTCAGATTTAGCAAGCTTGTAATCTTCGAGAGCTCTGTTGTATGCTTCCTTATCAGATTCTGTTGCATTAGTAGCCAGTGGTTTCGGAGCTCTTGGCTCGACAGGCTTAGACTGACTAGCAGATCTAAGCGCAGATAACTGTGCATTTAACTGCTCTAGCTTCTTCTGCTTTGTCGCAACTGACTGGTCTAGTTTGAGTTTTTCAATCGAGCTGTCAGCTTCTTGCGTCTGTAATTGATAAGCTGATAATGATTGAGATTGTGAGCCTATAGTTAAATCAACCGTTTGTGGATTGAGTATATCAATTTTCTTTTCCAAAATTTGCAGTGTTTCAATTCCAGACAGCGGTGCATTGATAATTTTGTGTTTGTTCCCAATTCTAAACTTACTATATCGACTATCAATCAAATAGCGTTCAACCGCTGAGATTGTCCATTTAGCTAGTGCAATCTTCTGATTCCTCAAATATTGCTTGCCACGAGCCAAGAGAATGCTAGGATTGTCGATTTCTGTCCAGATGACTGATTTCCGAATGAAACCAAACTCTTTTATCAGCTCTTCGTCAGCCAGATACATCTTCCCATCATTCACGCTTCGGATGTCGAGCTGAGCCCGTGAAACATCTGGACTTTGGTCTTCCTCTTGCCCCTCATTTTGGCTTTGTAAGTCCGCACCAATCGGCACGATAATTGTAGCAAGCCCGTCAAAATCAACTTCACGGCTCGCAGATTTGATGTTTTGGCCTAATTTAATTGGGCTTTCTTTGATCGTCCCAATCTCTTTAGTCCAATCCACGTATAGTCTCGTATTGAATTCTCTTAACGTGAGATAGCCACCGATGTTATTGATGATGCGTTCCTTCACGGTATCCCAAGTTGAATCATATCCGATGTAGCGGTATGGACGGTTCGATTTCCCACGGACAGTTATATTCCGAGGAGCTATCCGCTTAAAATCCTCGATTTGAGAGTTAGCAGATTCAAGGATTATCTTAAAATACTCCTCAGCTCCATTGTTTGGCAGTTTCTGGAACCATTGAGCGGAATCGTGGAAATATGACAAGAAGTCTTCGCAAACAACTTTTTGAACGAATCCATTAGTTGACATTTCATTGGTCATTGTCAAAACTCGACCGACAAACTCAACTTCATTATCCCTTAAATTGACGACTTCAATGATAGATTTAAACTGAACCATCTTTTGATACATCGTATGATTTAAGGGAATTGCAAATTCCAGCTCGTGGATACTGTTGACAGCTTGCTTGATTTCACCGGAAACAATTTTGTTTCCAAGTGGGCTATAGGGGTCGTGGATGACCTTGCGTGTAGCCGTAGTTCGATTAAGCTTGTCCCATCTCCTATCAAGGAAGCTAGGCCACCAGTAGATGGCATACCCTGCTTTCTTAGCTAAGCCAGCAGGACGCTCTGGCACTGTTACCTCTTTGCCCTCAAGATACTCTTTTGAGCCATTTGAAGTAACAACGTAGAAGTGAGATTGATATATACCACTGTCGCTATTGTGGTCAACTGTATTAATGGTGCAGTACCAATCATCACCCCACTTCAAGGCGTCATACCAAACAAGATCATCTTGTCCAGAATGCTCTGACCACGTTGGAACTTGTAACCCAGATATGCCATTGCTAGACTTTAGTCCCTTGACACGGATAGCATAGCCCGTGCTACTGACGTTGAAGATTTCAATACTATCACAAGATACTGTCATGCCAGCACCTCGTTAGAGTAGTGCATTGCTAGCGTACCGTTTCCTTGAGCTTCGAAGTAGTTGATTCCGATGTCTAGTGTCAAGGTGAAATCTCTATTTTCACCCTTTTTTAGGTGGTAAATAGTGCCGTTAGCATCTTTCAAGGTGATGTCCTCACTGCAGATAATCACTGGACTGATTGATGTATCTCCAGCATTGACGAAATAGACTGGTGTCTTCTTCTTCTCGTACCCGAGGGCCCATTTAGTCCACGTTGAATTGTCAGTTTCGAAATCAAACGTATCCCAAACATCATCGAAATACTCATCTTCATGAAATGCAAACGGATAGCACTTAAACACGATTGTAGCGACCAGATTCTTCTTAATCGGGTCGTCTGCTACTTTGATGTGCTTAATCTTGCCCAACCAGTAATAGCGTCTATCGTGCGTATCTATCAGTTTCCGTTGAGTTTTAGTGGTCATGCTTGACTTAATCTGCCTTTCAGCAATTTTGCGATTCTCATAAGTAGTGAATGGTAGTTTAAACTCGTATGTAATCTCTCTTGATTCAAATACACGCTCACCCAACGCAGAGGAGAAGTCGAGTTCTCCTTGCATGTAAGGGATAGACTCAACGATCTCTTTCTCGTCAGGCGTTGGTGCCTCACGCTTTTGAAGGTACCAACCAGCGTCACGACTATTAAAATCGCCGAACTCTATATACTCTTTAATTTTAGTAATCATAATCTGTGTCGTCCTTTCAACGTTTTAATCGTATCAATAGCACTATTGAAGTTATTAACTGTACCACCAACCAATGCACCGGTATCTAATACCATATTTTGGCCTTGTGCAATTTGCTCCTTGACATCTACGAGAGCGTCAATCACATCATTAAGCAATCCAGCTGAGTGAGCAGCATAGGCTTCTTGACGTGCTGAGATTGTAGCGTCTGGAGTTTTGTCTCTCAAGACTTCCATCTTAAGCTGGCTAGCCATGTTAGAGGTGGCACCAGTAAGCATAGCGTTAGCACGGACATTAAAGCCGTTAACTTGGTCACGGATGTAATCAAGGCTATTAGCCACCTCTGGGGCTGAATCGTCGATACCTCGAGCGATACCAAGACCAATCCACCAACCAACTTCATCACGGAATAGGTGAGACGGTGACTTGATTATGGCTTTTGCTTTTGCTGCACGCTCAGCTTGAGCCACGAGGGCGTTGGCTGCTGCTGTAACCGCTCCAAGAGCAGAACGCATCCCGTTAGCAAGGCCTTGGCCGATGTAAGCACCAGCTGAGTGGAAAGCTCCGTAACCAGACCTTGCTGCAGCCGCTGCTTGGTTAACTGCCGATTGAGTGACTGACACCAACTGTTGTCCGCTTGACTGCATAGCTGAAACCATTTGAGCGCCGCCTGTTCTGACTGCTGCTACCACTTGGTTCATACCATTTCGAACTGCTGAAACAATCTGATTCATGAAGGCTTGTGTGCTAGCGACCATCCTAGTTCCGCTAGAACTTAGCGCTGTAGACATTTGCATAGACCCAGCAGTTACAGCTTGCACCGCTGACATCATGCCTGCACTAACGGCCATACCTAGTGACATCATAGTTGCCTGTAATGTCATTGCTGCCGCTCCAACAGTAGCGAATACGCTAGCTAACATCATGACTTGGGCACTTACCATAGCAAGTCCAGCACCAGCCATTTGAGCTGAGCTAGCAAGCATAGCAAGCTGACTAGATACCATGGTAGCCATCATGGAAACCATGCTGAAACCAGTCTGAGCGGTCATTAGTTGAGCACCAAACATGGTCACTGCTGAACCTGCCATCATGAGCTGTGATGTCATTTGCATAATACCAGTGGCAAACGTCATAAATTGACTGTTAAGCATCATAAGTGATGTCCCAATCATGGTGAATTGCGTACCAATAAGCGTTAAACTTGTTCCTAACATGGTTGAGCTAGTAGCCATCATGGTCATGCTAGTAGTAATCATAGTTAACTGAGTAGCTAACATAGTTAAGCTAGTAGTTAACATAGTCATACTTGAGCTAATAGAAGTCATGCTAGCAGTAAGCGTCATTGAAACTGTACTGAACTGAGTTAGTCCAGTCGCAGCAACCATTAAGGCTGGTGCTAGTGTCATGATTTGTGTTCTAAAAGCAGTGATGCAGTACCTGCCGTTGTCAATAGCGATTGTAAGTTTGTGAATGATGATTGGATAGTTGTAATCGTACTTGAGAATGATGTCAATCCAGATACAGCACTAGATGCTGAGCTAGAAACCTTGCTCATGCCATCTCCGAGCTTAGTCATACCAGTACCAGCTTGAGCAAGTCCTGCTGAGTTGTTACCGATAGACCCAACACCTTTAGCAACCGCTGCAAGAGATGCGGCCATGTCTCCAAGACTGGTGTTGGTAATTTTAACAACACCGTCAGCCAACTGGTTGAATCCTGCACCAGCTTTCTGAGCAGCATTACCAATTGAATTGAACACATCAGCTAATCCATCGAGTACCGACCTAATGGCACTACCCATTGACTCAATCACTTCTGAAACACCTTCAAACGCTGACTTGATACCGTCTCCGATACCTTGTGCAGCTGTGCTGATTGATGTACCAACCGACTGCACGACATCGGCAATGCCTTGCAATGCTGTCCCAATCGCAGAACCTATTGAGCTGATAACATTTGCAACACCACCCAACGCCGTAGAGATACCTTGACCGATACCCATTGCAGCGGTAGCAATTGCCATACCAGCAGATTGAACCACGCTAGCAATGCCTTGCAATGTAGCAGAAATCACGCTACCGATAGCTGTGATAATAGGCACAATTTGAGTGATCGCTGTCACAATCGCTGAAATGATTTGGCTTATGATAGGTGCAAGCGTTTGAACGACAGTAACAATGGCAGAGATCACTTGACTAATGACTGGTGCCATCGTCTGAACGACTGTCACAATCCCTTGAATCAAGGTCATAATAACTGGTGCCGTTGCTTGAATAGCTTGTACAATTACTTGTAAAACCATTGCAATCTGTGGCCCGAATTGCCCGATTACTTGGGCAACTTGGACGATACAATTCGCAATAACCGGAGCAATTGCCACGATAGCGTTAGCAATAATCTGAGCTACTGCCGTGATAGTATTACCGATAATTTGGACAATCGGAGTTACTGCGATAGCTATCTGGCTAATAGCTGAGCCTATAGCAGAAACTAGTCCGCTGAACGCACCAATGATAGCTGGAAGCGTTCCTAGAATAGATGTCCAAGCATTACCAAATGCTGTAATGAATGGGGCTGCATTGCCTAGAGCAGTGCCGATAGCTTCAACCAGTGGTGAAAGTTTGGCAAGTCCTGGTGCTGCTTCACCGACCGCCTTAATGACGATGCCAAATGCCGTTCCAAAGGCTTCAATAACGGTACCCATCGCACCACCGATGGCCCCTACAACGGTGCTAATTGCACCACCTAAAGCTCCAAGGATTTGCGAAACGCCTTGGGATTGAGTAGCGAGCAAAGCGAGTGAAGCAACAACAATAGCAATAGCGGCACCAATTCCGACCGCTGCGATTGCGGCTGAAGTTCCTAAACCTGCCAACGTTGAAAAACTTAAGCCTTTCAAACCTTGCAAAACTGCTTTAAGTCCTTGGCCAAAGCCTTTAAAAGCAGTTGATAGCCCCGTTCCGATGCCTTTTGCAGCCGTTGAAATGCTAGTCCCTGCTGATTTAATGATATTGGCCATTCCACTGAATAACTGAGTAATAGTTGACTTAGAACGTCTAGCGCTGTTGGCAGCTTGTTCTGTTCCTTCTGCTGCATCCTCCCCAAACTTCTTGAATGGATTTAGACTCTTGATGAAGTCCAACCCTCGCATTGCTGCACTAACGGCTGAAATTCCAGCCTTGGCAGTCATGAAACCAGCTACCATCGCCAGAATACCGCTAGTGATCCCATTTAGGACACCCGGTGGCAATGAGCTGACAAATTTAGATACCGCTGAAATAACTTGAGATATCCAGTTTACAAGCGTTCCAAGAGCTGAGCCAATACCTGCAATGATTGACTGCATTTGTGAGCTACCCAGCACCTCGCCAAGCGATGAACCGATGGTTTTAAGAGCATTCCAAGAATCTTGCCATGCTGCTTTAAACGATTGAAACGCTCCAGTATCAGCAAACGAGCTGATGAAACTCCTTACTGATGTTGTAGCAACGTTCAAGGCTTGTGAAATACCGTTGGCGATATCACCAATCACCGAACCAATACCCTGCATAAGCTTGCTACCATCAATCTTGCTAAATAGTTGCTTGATGGAGCTACCAATGTAGGTGAACGTTGCACCAAGATTTTCCAAAGCTCCAGTGTTTGTGAAGCCTTTCCAAAGCGAAGACAGAGCGTTGCCGATTTTATCGGCGATACTGTTGAAATCTATCCTTTCAATAGCATCGGTTAACCCTACGACTGCCTTGATACCGATTTGATTGAGTTTCTCAAATTGTGGCATCAATTTAATACCGATAGACTCTTTCATACTATCGATAGCTTGGTCAACAGTCTTAAATTCGGTGGCCATCTTACTGAATACTGGGTTGTTACCAGCTCTAGTTATGGCATCAAAGAAGTCTTCAGTCTTAATCTTGCCATCTTGAACAGCTCTGACCATCTCATCGGTACTCATGCCCATTTCTTTCGCAACTGCGGCAATACCGGCAGGCGTTTGTTCCATCATGAGCTTGAAGTCCTGCCATTGAACCTTAGGTTTGGCAGCCATTTGGGTTGCTTGTTGGCTCAGTGTCTTCATGGCTTGTTGTGGATTCTCTGCCGCTGCTGCAAGACCACCGAAACCTTTAACAAGCTCGGTTGTATTCTTGGTTCCGACCGCTGCTAACTGAGAATAAGTAGAAGCCATGTCGGACGCTGAATAGATAGTCTTGGATGCAAAGTCTTGCAACTCGCCCTTGACTTGCTGAATTTGAGCAGTAGGCATGTTAATCTGTTGCATGTTGCCTTCAAAGGTCTTCCATGCTTTAGTTGAGCTATTAAGCTCACCAACCATGGATTTGATACCACCACCAATAGCACTGATTCCGCCCATGATAGCACCACCGATTAAGTTGGCACCTAATACAGATTTGAAGACCGAACCAACCTTACCAGCTCCACTTTTCAAGCCTTCTAGCGAACTCTTAATACGTTTAGCCCCACCTTCAGCATCTTTGCCATCAAACAACGCCTTAATGGTGACCGTACCATCTGCCATAGATTATCCTCCTTTCTAAAATTCTTCTTCATACTCCTCTTCTTCCTCTATCTCATCGTAAGGAAGAGCATAATCTTTCTGAAGCCTACGCATTTCTTCTTTGTATTCTGCCGAGTCGCCCTTTTGTGGCTTCCACTTACGAATTTTGATGACTTCCATCAATTTAGTGCCCTCTGGCAGTCCAGACAGAAGAGCGTTGAATTTACGCCAATGAAGCTTACCTTGCATATCGAATAGGTCAATGCCGTAAGCTTGCATAAACGAAGCATAGATATAGTCACCATCATATCGGATATCATAAGGAGCCCTTTGTTTCGTATCATCGCTTGCCGTGGTCTTCATCGGATTCCCAGCTAAGTCATACTCAACATGATTATCCTCAACATCCGACAGGCTTATATGCTCTTCAAAGACCTCGTTAAATATCTCTGACATTTCTTCGACGCTGAAATCTTCTAAAGTCTCGCCAGTCAAGATACGGATTCCAAAATGAGGCTTAACAAACTCTGGGACCTCTGCATCTTGCCACATCTCAAAGAGGCGTAGAATGTTATCAAAGGACAGATTAAGGGCGTACTCTTTATTATCAATAACTAACTTGTCTGTTAGTCTTCGTGACAGATCAAGCATTTAGGTATTTGTCTAGGGCGGCTTTTGAGTTTTGGTTTTCAAATTCCTCTGAAATACCTTTGATAGCTTCAATGAGATAGAACATAGCGTTAATTGTTGACTGACCAGCGAATGCATAGACTTGTTTAAACGCTTCTTCATCATCGAATACTTGGTTGAAACCATCTTCTACCAATACTTTCAATGCTCCAAGAGCTTCTTCATCGCTTGTCTCTTGGAACGCTTGCCCTTTGGCTTGCAAATCCTCACCAACAGCCTTCATACGTTGGATGTTGCCGTCTGACACTGGGAAATTAAGTTGAAATTCACCAAAATCGACTGGAATGACATTGCTACGTTTTTTAATTACTACCATGTTGTTATTTCTCCTTTTGAATACGAAAAAAGAGGGCAAGGGCTAACCCCCACCCTCTTAGTTGTCTTATCTTTGTTTTATTTAGTTAAGTTATCCAGTTGTTACTGCTGATGCAGTTTCTGATGAAGCACCAGAACGACTAGAATCTGGTGACGCTGTACGTCCAGAAGTTTCTGAACCAGTGCCAGCGGCTGCTACTGCTGCGGCTGGTGTGCCACTGATGTCATGTTTTTCTGGAGTACGAGACCAGTTAACTTGGAACTTGATTGTTTCAAGCTCTGACGCTTCCCCGTCTCCAGTTTCGATTTCAGAAAGTCGAGCAAGACCTTCTTTGTAATATTTTCCTGTTGGTACTACTTCTTTGTACCAGACAATAAGATCATCACCTACAGCGTCTTCTTTATCAGCAACAAAGTCTTGAGCTTTATCACCATGGTCACGGTGTCCTTCGAATGAACGACCACGAGATTTAGAAGTGATGATTTTTTCTTTAGTACCGTCACCGTCGAAATAAGCAACGTCATCATCTTCTGCGTCATTCTCTGGTGCAGATTCTTTGATACCTTTGGCGATCCAAAGATACTTATCATCAGTTGGTGGTGTGTCTGGATGTTCTGGGTCGTATGGTGCGATATAGTGTTTGCGAATCGCATTTTTAAATTTAGCCATTAATTAAGGCTCCTTTCTACTTCAATAGTTGCTTCTAAATCAAGCAAATAAATGTAATAATCTTGGTCATTGACATCGTTGAGGCTTGGTGTCTCAACTTTCAACGACAAAAATGTGTAAGAATTGTTCAAACTTGGTAATTCAAGACCGATTTTGGAAAGCTCAGTGTTGATTTTCCAAAGGACAACATTAACTTTCTGTTGGTCTTTGGACTTGATAGCAATTTCAAACGGTAACGACAAAATCTGTGTACCAGCCATGTCTTCGTCTTCCACTTTGCCGCCAGGTAAAGCATATATTACCAAGTCTTCACCTTCATTTAGATAGTCCAGTCGAGGTGTTAGTGGCAAGCCTAGACCAGCTAGAAATTCTTGCAACACCTCTGAAAAATCGTTGTTATTCATTACTTAACTCCCATTGCTTTAATCGCCACTTTGCCCCAATCTTTCTTATGTTTGGCAGCAGCCTTTCTATCCCAACGTGGGCCAGTCCCTGGTTTTGGTTTTTTCGCTAACAGTTCGTCTTTTTTTGCAAAGAAAAACTTCCGTTGTTTTTCTGAAAAGAACAGTTTAAGCCTACGATTATAAAACCTAATCCGTGCATACTTCGTTGACCACGTTAGTGTATCAACACGGGCATGCCCAGACTCTCGCAATTTTCCAGACCTCATTGGAACGAATTTATTCATGTCCAAAAGCATTTGGTCAGTCATGGCAATTTGACCACGCCTAACAGCTTCAGGACTGCATTTCTTCTCAAGCCCTTTTAAGTCGACCTTAACGTTAACACTAGCACCCATTTAGATCACTTCTACTTCATAACATAGGATTGATTTTTTGAATGGATGATACTGTGGAATTATTTTGCGAATGATGTAATTCCTGTTCTCGTCAGCAACTCGACCATTCAACCAACTATCATCCAATTCGATGGGTGCGTACTTTGGATAGATCATGAGGACTGAGGAATTATTCTCACTTCGGTCTGCGCCACTACCAGTGTGAGAAACCGACCTATCAAACCTTACATTCTTCAATATGATAGGGTCTGAGTAAGTCACCTTCCCCCACTTGTCAGTATCAGTGGGCTTTTGGATAGTAACAGTATCAACCAACATACGTTTATCTATCATAGTCAACCCCCACAATTAGGCTAAAACCTGCTTGTTTTAGGGCGTTTTCAGCATCCAAACATAAGTTAAATTGCTGACCTGCTGTAATTCTGTGTTTACTGCCGTAATCAACTCGTGTACGGCCAATAGTAACGCTTGACATGGTCTGCTTTTCATCTGCCGTCATGACGCCTGAGGTGTCTAGATAGGCAATCTGGAACGCCATGGCTAACTTAACGGCTTGCTTGCGATAATCGGCCTCTTTCTCAAAGTCTATATGCTGTTGATAGATACCTTGAGTGTAGAGATTAATAGCAATCTCTGCTCTTTTTTCTAGGGTGTCGAAGTCAGCCACTTCATGAAAGCCCATGTCAACAAATTCTTCTTTTGTTAAAAAAGACATAGTAACCTCCTTTTCAAATAAAGGGGTTGCTACCCCTTGTTTATTCAGCTTGCTCAAATTGTGTGGTCACATCTTCTACAAGCTCTAAAACTGCATCGACTTATATTTAGCCGTTATTCTTTACCTTTATTCTTAGTTTCATTTGGTGTTTCAAGCTCGCCACCATCTTCCACCAATTCCTCAAAGTCATCTGCAATAAGTTGTACCTCAAGCTCGCTACCCTCTTGCACGGTGTACACTTGATTTTCTTTGATGTATTTCTTCATCTGCTACCTCCTATGATGATTTATGTGAAACGTAAACCCCATCTTCTTGAGATTTCAATACAAACAAATCATGATACAAACGGTTTTGGTAAAGATAACCATCCCCCTCTGTATGTTGCCCAGGAGCAAAGAGATAGATAGAGTTAAATTTAGCTTTGGCAATGATAGCTGTCTTGGCCACAATCAAGAAATTGATATCTTTACCACCAGCAGATTTTACAAATCCAGTTGTGAAATCAAATTGAGTTTTGAAACGTGCATCATCCCATACCTCAATAAGTTGCACTCCATCAAGTGATGTTACACGTGTGTCAATACCCTGTGGTGCTGTCGTATTGATTGAGCGTGTAAAGTCTTTAGAACGCTCTAGGGCATCCATTACCTCGCTGGATACATACATGACAAGATTTGATGCTCCATATTTACGCATTGGCAAAATAGCAGCTTTCAAGATTCCATAGACATTCTCCGGTGTAATGCTATCCTCTTGCTTGAAATGATGGCCATTGATTGCAACTGTTGCAACTTTAGAAAAGCGATAAGCATCAACTTCTGGCGTTGCATGTTCTGAAATGAATGTATTTGAGATGTTGGCAGCTGAAAGCTCTTGGTTTGTTTCGTCAACATCTGCTGTATCAACGAAAAACTCAACATCTCGGTCAAATCCAAGAGTATAAACGTTTTTATCGTTTGATACTGTACCTGAGTTGTAACCCTTAGAGCGTGTATGTGCCTTATATCCTGTTACAGAAATTGTTGGCAATTCAAATGATTTTGCACCGAGCCAATTTACTTTTGGCGTTTCAAGAATGGCAGTCAATGAGCCTTGCATGAGGCGTTTTTCAAACTGCCCCTCATGTTTTGTGATGTAATTGATTGACATCTACTATTCCTCCTTTTTATTCTGTTAGCCCCAATGCCTGTGCGAAGGCATCTGGTGCTGGGTCTGTTGCTGTTGGATTTCCAAACGCAACGATATTTGGGTTGGGCTTGCCATCTTCTTCTGCTTGGAAAAGATAGGGGTCACTTTCCTTCAAGCCATTGATAACATCGTCAAGCTGTGGTTTTCCATTCTCATCGAGTTCAATGGCATCAACATCAATAAACTTCATCAAGGTTGATGGATTGTGTGCGGTTGTATCTTTCAAAGCAAGGTTGATAGCATTCACCTTATTTGTTTTTGCCAGTTCATCAGCAGCCTCTTGTTTATACTTGTCGTAGTCTGCTTGCAATTTATCAATCGCCTCTTTTTGTTCAGCGCTGATACTTTCAAGCGATTTTAAGTGTTCAACTTGCTCCTCTGCTTTTTCTAACTGGTTTTTCAAACTATCTCGCTCTTTGGTAATAGTTTCCAAGGCTGATTTGTCCTCGTTGAGCTCTTTTCCTCGCAAGGCAAAGACTGATTTAGCCTGTTCCTCTGTCAATCCAAGATTAAGTAGTTCCTCGGTTGTAAATGCCATGTTTTACCTCCTTAGTTCTTTTTAGGTGGATAACTCCCACCGAAAAAGCAAAAATGTTATTTACTATCTCAGTTTACTTTGGATGTAATGGGTTTTTTTACGGTTTTAAGACAGCAAAAAACACCAAGATTTCTCTAGGTGTTTCGTGTTAGATTTATGTGGTAGCAAATACTCTAGGGTCTCTATAGTACCTCTCACGGTTTTCATCACGATATAAGAATGGATGGTCATCAATGTACGATTTTAAGGCTCTCTTCTGGTCTCTCAGCTTTGTTTTGTATTTATCGGTCAATTCATCATTATGCATGATTTCGGCAACGTGTAGTTGCTCTTTAGAGTTCCTGATAGCTCTTTCCATTGCTCTCTGCTTGCTTTGGATATTGGCGTTCTCTATGGCTTGTTCTTCCGTCAAATCTTTTAGATCGTCATCGATGTCTGGCATGTAGTTAGCTCCGACAATGAAGGGTGTCATAGTATGTCCACAGTTAATGCCTTGACACCCTCCGGGCTTTCCGTAGCCATAATCATCAAGAGCATATATCTTAACACCTTCCTCGGTTCTAGCTTGACCAGTCGTTACTATCTGATTTTGGAGTGGTGCACACATTTCTCTGGCTGCTGCCTTGATAGAGTAATAGAACGTATCAATTCCTAACTCTTGAGCGGGTCTCATTCTCATTTCATTGAATGTCCGCCTTACAGTAGTCTTAATAACAGTTCTAGCGTAATCGTCAGCCCTTCTTCTACGCCCAGCTCTATCGGTATATCCATAGAAACCACGCTGTTGAAACTTCATTATCGTTTCATCAAGGGCGCTTTGATGTGTCGCCATCCCAGTCACCACCTTGGCTACTGTGGTTTCTATGATGTCCTTATAGGTAGCTTGCACACTCTTTGGCAAGGTCGTATTGATAAGGTTATGCACATCTTCCACCGCTTGATTAGAGTAGCTGATAAGATCATTCATCACCTTGTAATCATAAGCGTTAGAATTTAATTGCTCATGAGTGTCTTTGTAAACCTTGTAGCCCTCGTTTTCGATAATATACCTAATCTGTTCCTCGGCAATTCCAGACCTTTCGGCTATCAGTTTAACATTGTAATCATTCAACATACCGACGTCATCCATCTTTTCAAGTTGCCACAGATAAGGTTGTTTCTCAAGGTAATAAGTCCCACGATCATGCAAACGTTCTACAACGTTATCAAATAAGTCATTACACAACTGACGGTAGATGTCTGAAACATTATCAGCCATCAACATCAGTTGTTGGTCATTCAACTTAATGGGTTTCTTCTTGGTCATAAGCTATTACTCCCCGTAAATATCAACCTCATCGCTAGTCCTGAAAGCATTAGCGCTTACCATAGTTTCATCATTGATACTTTGATAAATCTCTTCGGCTTGTTCCTCGGTGACATTGAGGGTCTTTGCAATAGCCATTGTTTTCGGCGCAAGACCAGCAGCTACCATCTTCATCCAGTAGTCAAGCTCTGCATGACGGTCAGTAAATACCCCATCATCAAGATTAACTGAGATATCATCAAGCTCTGGAATAGTGCCTTTGTATAACCCCACTGCCTTTCCAAGCTCACACATAGAGACGCAAAGCTCTCTAATGGATTGCTCAACAAGTGCCACAATGCTATTGCGCATTTGGTAGGTGTCGGAGTTTTCACTAACAATCTCAGTAGCTGTCTTAACGCCTTGACCGTCAAAGGTAAACATGCCATTAGACACACCTATCTGCATCTCGAATAGCTTAAGACCTTCAGCGATGGCTGAGATGTAATCAGACGAGCGAATAGGTGTCGTAAGATCAGTGATGTTCCCACTGTCCATGTTGCCTGCTGCTATTTGCATGTAAACATTCTGCTCTACATCGAAGCGGCGTTTAAATGTGATGTTGCCTTGTTCATCTTGTGCTTTTAACTGTGTCATCTGTTCAGGGACAAGCACGCGCCTTTGACCCATCTTAACTTCCCACATGAATTCGTCATAGGTTCGATTGATAAAATCAATGGTTGTTTTAGCATTGTCAAAGATAGATAGACCAAGCGGGCTATTAATATCTTTGTTGTTCATTCCTGGTGTCTTCAAGTACGTAAATAATGGACGTGATAGGTCTTTCAACACCGTCACTGGTTCAAGGTCGGGATAAAGCTCGCTTAAGTTGACACGTTCACCAAGCGTACTATCTGTTCTTGACTTGTAAAGCTCGTTAGTGACACGGTACAAGCTCTTGTCTTTGGTGCTACCGTACTCGCTACCGTCTTTTGTAACCCACTCATGAAATTCTACCAAGGTGTAGTACACGTTGTTTTTGCCCTCTGACTTGATTGCTTTAGTCAGGATAGCAGCACTTGATACGTCTTGTGTATTGCTTTGTAATGGCAAGAAAACGGGTGCTTGGATAAATGCTACACGCACCTTATCACCGTCAACATAGGGGCGCATAGCAAGGCCACCAAGGGCAAGAGCGCTCTCTAGATAACGCTCAAAATTCTTGTTAAAGCGGTCATTGCCAAGCATGTCGTTAAGGAAATCATTAAGTATGTCATCGTCTGCTGTGATTTCTGCTTGTTCATTATAGACAAGGCTAGCAATCTTCTTAGCTGCTGTGCGTGCAATAGGCAAGTGGTTTAGTTTTCTGTGTTTTCTATCGCCATCTGTGTTGGTGTATTCTACATCGTCAAACTTAGACTGATAGTAACTGAGATTGTGCTGAATACGTCTAAATTCTGCTTGTGTCACAGCTACTTTTGGATGATCTAGTATGCTGTTTAGGTTTGCTGTTTCCATGTTATACCTCCCACGGTTGAAAAAGTCTTTTATTTTCTGCATTAGGTTCATTGTTGTCCTCCTTATGAGTTACCCACACGCAAACCGAGTATTTTTGCGTTATCTAACACGAAGTACTGGGCAACGTCACACGTATGGTCATCATCTTTAATGACATTCGGATTGTCTGATTTAATGGTTTTCTCATCCCACCGATACATTTTATGCTCCTCGATGAATATCTTGTTATTCTCGATGTCGAGGTAATAAAAGCGCCCTTCTGTCAGCAATGACTGGAATGTGTCAATCATCGTCACCTTCTTTAGCTTAGCCACTGGATGCCATCTAATAGCAAAGTCAAGGTACATTTGGTTTCTCAAAGCTCCCTCTGCACTATCTATGGTGTACTGCAGGATTGGTACTTTATACTGTCCAACGACCTTGGTTGTGAAATAGTAAATATCCTGTGATAACTGGCTAGGTGCTTTCTTAACGACTTGCCCAGCTGGTGAGTAGTACCAAGTATCAAGTAAGATAACCTTTCCTTTGGCTGTGATACCAAAAGCACAACATGCTGTGGCTGATTGTTGGTGTCCACCGTCAAGCGCAAACGATATACCGATAAGCCTATCGTCACTTGGTAAAGCCTCCAAAGGGTGGAACGTAGTCATGTTGTAGATGTTGTTACCAAGTCCCACAGACTCGCCTAGATAGACATATCTGTAATAGTCGTAGTCGTTCTCTTTGATACGCTCTATATCAGCCAGCATTTGATCATTGACAAAACCTAACTCATCATCAAGGTAGGTGCTAGAATGACACAGATAATTATCTTCTGTCTTCATTTCCTCAAACCACTCATTAATCCAGCTGTAGGGATTGATAGGTGGATTGTAGCTCCAGAATATTTGTACGAATTTGGCGCGTGGGTGTTTCTGTCGCATAAAAGTAATGTTAGTCTGGTCAAACTCTTCAGCGCTTGAAAACTCAGCGGCTTCCTCATACCAAACAGCAACGATATTACCAATGTTGTTTGATTTTAGTTTTTGGTAGTCGTCCAAGCCATAGAAGTAAAAGGTTGAACCTGTCTTCTTATGCGTTATTTTAAACGGACTGACTGTCATCTTAAAACGACTAGTTAAACCAAATAGCGTTAGCCCCCACTGAATTTGATTGTAGACACTGTCCCTGATTGTATTGGCTACTTTGCGGATAATTACAATGTTTGCTGTCTCACCTCTCACGATGTACCAAAGCATTATGATGATGAGTTTCAAAGTAATCACAGATGACTTAAACGAGTTCCGGCCACCCTTTAGGATGTTATATGGCTTTTTGGACTGCCAAACGCTTTTAAAGTGAGGGTTAACGTTCTTCTGAATATCAATGACCTTCATCGTCACCCTCCCAACTATCGACAATAGTAATCGTATCGTCTTCTATCTGTGTATCTGTTAACTGTGTCTTCAATCTCTCAATCTCAAGCTCCAATTTTTCAGCTTGTTTAGCAGTCGGATAGCGTTTCAAGATTTCAGTAATGGCTTTAATGACTGTGGCATTATCAGCTTTTTTCATGATACGCTCGACCTCCCCCGTGACCGGATTCATCATTAGTACTTCTTCATCACGTTTGCCCCTAGCAATGTCGGAAAGAATAGAGAGCCCCTCTTCCGCATCCATAATGTTCGACTTGTGTTGCTGTCGTCTTCGCTTATGGATTTCTTCCATTTGCTCATCTATGTAAGCTTTTATGCCAACGTTTGCCAATAATTTATGTGATTGACTTCTTGCATAAGTTTTAGAGTAGCCAGCTTCTAGCGCTGATTGCTCGATATTCCCTGTCTTGATGTATTCGTCGGCAAAACGTTTCTGTCTTTCTTTCATCGTTCCTCCTTTCAATCAAAAAATCACAAGTATAATTACTCATGATTTCATTTTATATGCTAAAAGAGGGGATGTTTTACGGTTATTTCGACAGTGGAATGTGTTTGTAAGTTGCAAGTACGTAATCATCAAACCAGTCGTTAATCTGGGAATAAGCAGGGCTAGGACTTTTGTGAAGTATCTTTTGACATGCACCGATGACATTGATGTTCCTATACACGTAGACTTCCTTGATTGTCTTTAGCAACAGTTTGTCAGACTTATCAGTGTATTCCTCTGTTGTATTCCGTAAATTGGTTAGAAAGGCCGCTTCTTCAGAATTGCCTTTTAAAAACGCCTCGTGTATTTTCTGTTCTAGCACGGTCTTTTTTGGATTTTTCTTATCTCTCAGGAAATACCACCTAAGCCAATTAATTTCCCTGCTATGATTAATTGATAGGCGCTCTATTTTCTTCTTTGTCATTCTCACCACCTACACACCAAGCGCATAGGCACGGTACAGATAACGTTTAACGCTTGGCTTGTTGCGTCCTACCTCGCCTTTAGTGCGATATTCAAGAGTGATTCGGTCAACCTCGCTGTCTAGGCTCTCTGGCCACTCGTAGCGGTTGAATACATTTTTAGCAATATCACCTAATAGTTCCCTAGATAGCAATCCTTCTAATTGAACGACCTTACGAGGTGTTAAGTTAACATGCTCTATATAGAGTGCATTGATAGCACTGTAGATGTTCTTAGCTTCTCTCTTCGAGCGACCCTTAATTTCCATGATATGTGCCACGATACTGTTTGGATAAGTAGCTCTTAACGCTTCTACTTCCTTGCGATAACGTTGAAATAGTTCCTTAGTAAGTCCCGCGTTAGTTCTGTCTACTGCTGGACGGGTGGTTTTACCTCTCGTGTAGTGTTTCGACAGATAATCTTGAAGATCTCTGGAAAGTTCGTCCGAAATGATACCTTCTAGTCGTTCGGCAGTTTGGGGAGACATCCTCCAACGCTCCGTGATTATGTTATTAAAGGCTTGGTAAATAAGCACAGCTTCCTTCTCGCCACATTGTCTGACATCTTGGAAATATTGCTTATAATCCCTCGGATGCGCCTCTTTAAGAGCTACATGCTCACTGACTAACCTTGAATGTAATTCTTTGGTCAGTCCTGCATATTGATATTTAGTCATGGCTCACCTCTGCCAGCTCTGGATCCTCCCATATATTCCCGATGATTGCGAATTCCACTGAATTTCCTTCTAGCAACTCTACCATCGGGACATCTTCGTTATCTTCAAAAGCATGGAACATTAAAATGCCTATCTTTCTATTTTGGAAAACTTTTGCAGTTATTGGCGTTTCAATGCCTTCCAAATTTATAGCAATAATATCCCCCTCGAAGATTTCCTTGCCATTCTTATCTATCAATCCTGTTGATTGCATGAGGATAATATTTTCATCTCTCGGATGCAGTTCTATTTCTTGTTTTCTATTTCTGTAAATCTCTGCCATGCCGTTCATGGATTTCGTTTCTCTATCCCACGCTCTATATTTTGGGATCATTGTCCTCTCTCCTTCAAATAGCTAGGGATGTCATCCCCAACATTTACGCTGTCATACTGCTCCTTGCTAACAAGGAATTTCCCATACGCTCCGCAATCAATCGTGTAGAGCTTGCCTACCATGGATTTTCCAGTGACCTTGCCATGTAGCTCCACTGCGTTATCTGTTTTGTGGATAAGTACCATCTCAATAGGTCGGTTGACTACCCAAACCACTGTACCAATGTTAATCGCCAGCGATAGCACTAGCAGAATCGTCGATACTATTAGCTGATTCTCTCGTTTTCTCTTTAACAAAGTTGTCATCAATCATTACTCCCTTTCTGTCTTTGATATCGTTGTAAGCAATTGTCAAGCACTCCTCGACGTCGTAGCCTAGTTGCAAGCATAAAACTATTAGAGTTACAATCGAATCGCCTATAGCGTCTTTTAGCGACCATTCTGGGTCAGCGAAATCGTGCGGCTTTAGAAACACGTCTCTAATCTCGCCCACTTCTTCCGTGACTTTCATCCATTCGATTTTAGGATTGCCTTTGTCTAGTCCATGACTAATAGCCCACTCGTTGATTTTATTAATTAGGTTATTCATCCGTTACCTCCTTGGTCGCTATCGCATCTGCTATTGACATGATCGATTTCTTTACATGTAGAGGGTTCTTGAATACTGGCTTCTCCATAAATTTTGTGACCGGTATATCGTTAAGGTAAATTAATGAACCAAGAATGCCAATTTGTTGGACATAGTCAACTTTTTCAGCGTTAATCAACATCTTCGCCTGCTCTTTCCCTTCGTCAAGAGGGATAACTTCAATAAACTTTGCCATCATTCCACCTCTTTCACTTCCACGCCTGGGCAATCAAACACCCAGCCTAAGCCTAACTCCTCAACGTCTCTTTTTCTAAAATCAGTTCTAAAACCTGGACTAAAATGAGGCCCTATTCCGTCATTGCATAAATACTGATTAGTAGCTTTAATCCTAACCGTATATCTAGCCTCTTTCTCAATCTCGTAGCCATCAAGCCAAGCGCGCGCATAAGTTTCTTGGTTTTCTGCATCCATCAACCATTCGATGCACTCGCCAGATAAGCTATTTGCTTCCCACACGCTGGGCTGCAATGCAAAAGATAGACTTACAGCAAAACTCTTAAACATTTTACACTTTTTAATCCAATCCGCCACGTACTGCGGCACTACTGGCTTAGGAATAATTGAATCATATAAATCCTCAGCGTGGGCCATTGAAAGGTGCCCTACTGTTGCCAATTTCTGTACTGCTTCATCTTTGTTTATCATCGCTTTTCTCCTTGTAAATGATTAGTGCTGATATATCATACGTTCTGCAAAAGCCATGCTCATAGATTGCTACCGCCACGTTAGATTGATATTTAATATCAATAATTTCTATATTTGGTTTTTTTGCAAGAAAATCATTGATTAATTTATCAATTCCTAGATGGTTAAGAGTGTCAGTTTCCTCACGTAAACACTTCGTTCTAATCATCAATTTCCACCATTTCTACCTTATATTTTCGTGCGTTGCGATATTTCAATCTCAATCTATGCATTTCGTTGATAGCATCGTTCTCATTGCTGAAGACTTGCTCACTGTCTTCCATGCTGTCGTAGTACACGATTACTTTATATTTCATGTCATTCCTCGCTTTTATCTATGTAGATTACTGTTGCTGTGTATTTTACATAAACGCCATCATCCTCCCATTCCACAGCCAACTTCACATCTATCAGTTCTTTATTTTGACTTTCAATCCACGTATTAATTTCTTCGTCAAGCGTGTCACAGTTATATAGTTTGCTAAAAAATTTTACTTTTCGCATAGCTCCATCATTCCTTTCAATAGTTCTTCATCCGGCAATTGCTCCAACGTTAGAATCCGGTTGAGTTTCTTATTCCCAATACCTAATTTCATTGCTACTGCGCCGTTCTTTTGATGCGTGGTATAAAACCAGAGTCTAAAAAACTCTACATATTCTAATACCGTTACCGGTTCGTATGGCCGTAGTGCGTATTTAACACCAGCCATACGGTCATTCCATCGTTTTACCATCGACTATTTCCATAGCCTCCTTAACACTTCTTGCCACACCTACGAGCGCTCCTCGTTTTCGCATGGCATCCATAAATTTCTTTTGGTCGTCTCTCACTCGACCTTTTTCATTTTTTACCTCGATGAAAAATATCTGTCCGTCTGGTCTAAATCCAAATAGGTCACAAAAACCCTTTGGTGCTCCAGTATCGAACCAACGCCCGTCCGCCATCCTGACCTTACCAACGTTAATTCGAAATACCATATAGCCAGCTTTTGATAATTCCACCCGTATTTGGTTTTGAATTAGTGATTCAGTAGCCATTCCTTATAAATGCTCGCAATTTGTTTTTCAGTGTACGCTTTGCAACACTGCTGAAATAAACAGTTACGCAAAGTGTCCAAGTAAACTACGTCACCTTTTGTATCCCATTTATCAAACGGGTCGTCAATAAACAATTTTGTTTCTTTATCGAGGTGTTTGTCAAAGAAACCTTTCAACCATTGTTTCTTTTCGAGCGTGGCTTCTTTGTTGTCTTCGTATTTGATAAACGCAACAATATGGATGCCACAATCTTCCTCGGTCCAAAAATCCTCCCCATGCTTTTCAAACCACACTGGAATAGCATTGCACTGGACATCGAGAACTGTTGCTGCTTCAGAGAACTCTTTGATGTAGTCGCTGATATTTTCATTAGGTTCGTTTATTTGGTTGATTTCTAAGTATTGAATTTCCATTTTTTCTCCTTTCGGTTATTTCGAGGTAATAACCAGTTACATGTACTTGTAACCACCATAAACCCTTATATATCAAGGTTTTCAGCTGTTTTAGTTACTTGGTTATGTTACTTTTCGGAGTCTCTCTCTATATATATTTATTATTT